TTTTAGAACAATGATTGCACTTATCCGTCCCGTTCTTATGTCGTTCCTTGGTAGCGACAAAGTGAAGCGATTGATTGTTGACATGCTCCGTAAACTTGCTGAGCAATCTGATAACACTGTCGATGATCAGGCAGTGACGTTCATTGAAAACGGACTTTTTCCTAACAAATGAATTATTACACTCCTTCATACCCCGGCAAAGCGTACGTTGTAGACACTTCTACTACGTCTGCTAATGTCAACCTTTCACACGATTGCCGTCGGATTCGTCTTAAGGCACATACCCAAGACGTTTTTTACGGCATCGGTAACGCAGCACAAGTTGCTGAAGGCGCTCCTGCTGAAGCTGTTGCAGTCACTACTGCTGCTTCTGCTGGTGTTGCTGAAGTACGCACGGTTACCCTTTCTGGTTTCTACGAAGTTGGCGATCAGCTGACTGTTGTTGTGGACGGTACTTCTTTAACCTATACCGTTACTGCAGCTGACCAAAGTGAAACTCCGGCAACAACGCTTTCTAATGTGGCTGCTAGTGTCCGTGACGCGCTTAACGCTGACGCAACTATTAGTGCAGACTTTACCGCTACTGCTAGCGGCGCTGTTGTAACTATCACCCACGGCACTGTTAACACTGCATTTACGTTGACTGCTGAAGTTACTGCTTTTGAAAACGACAACCACTTCCTTGATAAGCTTCTGGCTGAAGGTCTTGTGATTGACGTCCCGCCTAACACCAGCGTTGCTGTTAAAGCACTCACTGGTAATGGCAAAGTTTACATTACTGAGTACGTCTGATGGATCTCGGAGCCCCGCCGGTACTGCCGGTTCTACGGCTCCCTGAGGCCCCTGTTTTACCCCGTCCGGTACTAGAGGTGCCGCGAGCCACTTTACCCACCTACAAGCCGCTTGTAGTGCCTCCTAACGACCTTCGTCCACCTCCGGGTGTACGCGGTGTTAACAGTGAGGAGAAAACGGAGGAGAAACCCGCACCTAAACCTGTACCTCCTCCACCTTCTAAACCACCCTCACCACCTTCTCAAGTTCGTTACGTAGACGTACCTGGTACAGATTTTACTGTTCCTTTACCTAGTAACGAAATTTTAGCTACGGCTACAACGACAGCTACTGTCTCGGTTGCAGCCACCCTCACAGCTACTGCAGTTTTCAAACGGACAGTTAGCGTCTTGAAACCAATTATCAAGAAACTGCTAACCAAGAAAAAGAAAAATGCACAAGACGAAGAGCTTCCTGAATGAGTTCTTTAGTGAAATCGTTAAGGCACTTGTGCTCGTGTGGAGTGCTGGTGTACTGACAGCTTCCTACATGGGAATGCTACAAAAGATGGATCCCACTTTCGTTGCGAGTCTGCTTAGCGGCACTCTTGCTTCCTACGGAATCAGTCGAATGGACACCAAAAAATCTACTTCGGAGCCACCTAAATGAAGAAACTACTTCTATTGCTGTTGCTAGCATCGCCTGCAGCGGCACAGACTGTTACCCCGCAGTTCACACAGGGGTCAATGCAATCCACTACAACCACCACTCAAACCATCACTGAGACCATTGCAACTGAGGTTTATGGTGGTGCATACTCATCATGGTCTGGAACAAACGTAACCCCAAGTGGGGACATCACAGATTCTTCAACTACTTGGTCGGTCACTACGGCGGGCGAGCAGTTCCAACTGGAGACTGTAACCCGAGCAGCGGGGGTCATCGAAACAATCGATATTACCCGCGACATCGACACTACCTCTACTACTACCTCGCTTTCTGTCTTCTCGCAATAGCTCCGGTTAAAGCAGAAGAGCCGACAGTTAGCAACAATGCATCGCCAATCGCGGCAGCAACGGGCAACGTGACCAACCAGGCGGTACAATTCCAGAACAACGGAGCCCCTAGTAGACAGCAGTTTACTGGGGGCAACTCGTGTAATGGAACGACGATGACGTTTAGTCCATTTTACATGGGTAACGATACGTTGCCTCAAGGCTACACTCGCAACAATAACTATGGTATGCAGCTTAACTTCTCAGTACCGCTTGACGGTGGGATGATTGAGCAGTGTAAAGCGATTGCTAAACGCCACGAAGAAAAGCTTCGGCTTGATTATGAGCTTGTGAGAGCTTTAAAATGTACCGAGATCATGAAAGCGGGATTTACGTTTCGTCCTGGGTCTCGCGTAGAGGTACTGTGCCACGACATTGTACCTATTGTGTCTTTGACAAATGAAGAAAAAAGCAACTGAAGACCAGTTCAACGAACTGCATAACCTTGTCACTAAAGAATTTTTGGCTCGCATCAAATCTGGTGAGGCAACTACCCAGGATTTGAAAGCAGCTTGTGACTGGCTCAAAACCAACGACATTAGTGGTGTCGCTTACGAAGGTAATCCGTTGTCCAAGTTGGCTAACGTGATGCCACAAGTTGACCCAGAACTCGTACAGAGTAGGCTCTATGGCAAACGGTAAAACTTCTAATTACTACAAATCAAATCCTAAAGCAGCTGCTCGCCGTCGAAAGCAGCAGCGTGCCTACAACAAGACCGCTGAAGGTCTTAAGATCAGAACTAAAGCAAACAAACTCAATCGAAAGCTCGGTACTTACGGTAACGGCGATGGTAAAGATGCGTCTCACACAGGACCAAATTCTGGTAAACTGGAAAGTCCTAAAAAGAATCGCTCTAGACCACGACGTAACCAAAAGTACGCATGACGCCGCTACTCCCAACTCCTGACGACTACCTTTACAACCTAATAGCCATGACGTCTCCTGAAGCTAAGCGCCTTTGGAGGCGCAGCATCAAAGAATACTTCGGATGCACATGTGTTTATTGCGGAAAAACCTATGAATTACATGAACTTACTTTGGACCACGTTCATCCTCGCGTATTTGGCGGTGAGGATTTCACATCGAACCTCGTTCCAGCCTGTACGTGTTGCAATCAGAAGAAAGGGAGTGAAAACTGGTTAACATGGATGCGTAATACTTTTGGTACCAATCGATTGCGTGAATCACTTATCCTATCGCATATTAAGTAATGCCTAACGCCAGAAAAGCGGGAGTTCCGCCTGATGTAATTAAAGAATGGACTGCTGATTTTAAAAAGAAAAAGGCAGAACAAAAGGAAAAAGGTGGAAATAAACTTCCGTCTGGATCCGTGCAGTACACGCACGAAGGTGTTACCTATACTGCAAAATGGACAAACCAAGCTAAAGGATATGTTGGTTTTCCAGAAGCTGCCTACGAAGCTAGGGTTGAAGGACAGCGTTCTAGAAAAGGAGAACAGCAAAAAATTAAGCTGACTCCTATGGAACAGCTGATGAATGACTACAAATATCAAGACGCTGCTTTGTTAACAGAAGCGTCAGGTCAACGACATGTTGTCGATCACATTGACCCTATTGCTGCCGGTGGTTTTTCTAACGCACCATGGAACTTGCAAGTTCTTACAGAACCTACAAATGCTGCTAAATCAAATACATTAGGCGGCGCTATCGGTGTTACAGCACGGGAAGAAGGCCGTTATTTAGCTGATTTAGCAGGTCAACTTAGGGGTATGCGCGGTACTGTCGGTTTTAGTCCTTTTATGACCGGCATTACCTTACCGCCCTTGCCTGGTTTCCAACAAGAAACACCTCAACCTACGGTACTACCTGGTGGTACCGCCTACAAGCCGCCTGAACTAGAGGGTATGGCTACAGATCAACAACCTATGACGCAACTACCACCACAGCCGCAGGAAGACCTGTCTCAACAGCTTATGGAAGCAGCTGGTATGGTGTTAACTGTGGGCGCAGGTTTAATAAAAGGCGCTGGTGGCGTTATTAACTTTGTTACTGGCGGCGGATTCTAATTTATGACTGATGTTTTAACCGCCCTTCAAGAGGATTTCAAGCTGTTTCTGCAGGCTTTGTGGGGACAGCTTGACCTCCCTGAACCTACTCGTGCACAATATGCTATCGCAGACTATCTTCAATCTGGACCTAAGCGTCTTCAGATACAAGCTTTCCGTGGTGTTGGAAAGTCATGGATCACGGGAGCCTTCGTCCTCTGGACTCTCTTTAAAGATTCTGAAAAAAAGATTATGATCATATCGGCGTCAAAAGAACGCGCCGACAACATGTCTATCTTTTTACAAAAACTTATCATTGAAACGCCCTGGTTATCACACCTCAAACCAAAATCTGATGATGCTCGTTGGAGCCGCATTTCATTTGATGTTAATTGCAGTCCTCACCAAGCTCCTAGTGTCAAGTCTGTTGGTATTACTGGTCAGCTTACAGGTTCACGTGCTGACTTGATGATTCTAGACGATATTGAGGTGCCAGGTAACAGTATGACGGAGTTTATGCGTGAAAAACTGCTGCAGCTCTGTACTGAAGCAGAATCTATCCTTACACCAAAGGAAGATTCACGTATTATGTACCTTGGTACTCCACAGACG